CTATTTAACATCCCTCTCTTATACAGGACCTCATCAAATATGTAAGCATGATTCCACTTATAGAGTGCAATTAAGGTTGTTGGGTCTACACTATATCCAAAATCCATGCCATAACTAAGTAATTTAGCCTCTACAGGTACGTTATCTATTTCTTTCCAATCAGATATACAAGCTCCCTCAAGACTTCCTGTAAGACCATCCAGGTACACTCTACACCAATTCTTCCAATAGGTTGAGGTCTTTGCTTTTAATCTTGCTTTCTCAAGCTCCTTAATTATAGAATCACTTAAGTTATTATTATCTCTGTAGGTAAGCGTTATGTAATCTGTATCAGGCTGACCTATGAGTTCCTTGTCTACCCAGAACCTATTGACAGGATTATAGTCAAGCCATATATCTCCAGAGGTCCTTATAGATAGTTCTTGATAGCTGCTAAAGCTACAGTTGTTACACTCATTCATAAATAGGTCTGTCCTTCTTGCTCCTTTTAGTTTCTCAGGCATATCTGTTGAGAAGAACTCTATATAGCTACCATTGCTAAAGGTGTACTTTAGAAGGCTTCTATTGAACTTACTATCATCAAACCTACCAAGACCTTGCATGATACTTAGAAAGTCCTTTAGAGAGCCTCTCCTTAAACTTGGTATAGTAGAAGCTACTACACTTATTTCTTTTCCTTTGTTCTTTATGGCATCATTTATAAGAATAAGAAGTATGCCTATAGTCTTACCAGCAGAAGTACCTCCTCTGATAACTTTTATTCTTTGTTTTAACTCTCTGAGTTTATTTACTGCTGTAGTTTTCTTAGGCAGCATCAATCAACAAATATTGGAATATCTTCTGTGAGTTGTATGTTCTTATTCTCTACAGGTTTACCTGCATAGTAATTTAAGTAGAGCTGTACAAACTTAAAGTCTCCTTCCTTGACTCCCTTTGCTAGAGCCTCCAAAGCATAGGGTTCTAATGGTGTAAGTTTCTCTATAAGAGATACCTCATCTGATTTAGATTTTCTACCTGCTCCTTCTCTTTTACCTCCTCTTGCCATTTGAAAAAAATTGATTATTCATTTATATAATAAAAAAATTAGTTGTTTGTTAAAACATTTTAAATTGTTTAGTATGAATCTTCTTCTTTGCATTATCTGACCGAGTCGACCATTGAAGGTTTATTATTTCATTATTTAGTTTATTTTCATCTATATGGTCTACCTCTGTTAATTTTAATTTATTGTTATTTTCTAAAAAGGTACAAGCTACTAATCTATGCACTCTAAAAGTTTTAAATTTACCATTTACTTTTAAATTAACCTGTGCATATCCTTTTGCCATTATAGGTTTTATTTGTTTATTTTTTTCGCAATCTATAATTTCAGCCCTTCTGTTTATTTTATATCTTAGGTCTATATGCTCAATAATTTCTGTTTCAAACTTCCAATGTTTTATCGGTTCAAATGGTAGAAAGTATTTTTCTTCAAAAAGAGTGAGCTGCTTAATCATATAAATTAATTTTATACTTCTTTGTCATGGTATTTTACATTAAGGAAACCCTCATAGCTTTTCTTTAGTTCTCTGTAATTGTAAGATAGTGTTCTATGATTTAGAAGTAGTTCTGTGTATCTTTTTTTGTAGTATAAATCAGGGTTTAGTATTTTTTCTGTTTTACCTGTTTTAACTTGAAGTATGTTATCAAGTGTTTTAAATATCTTTAAATACTCTACTTCATAATTTACAATTACATCATCAAATAATTTAATGTTATGCAATACAGTTGCATGGTTTCTACTTATTACTTTTCCTATTTTATCTGTACTGTTTTTAGTGTGTAACTTTGCAAGTTTACAATATAGAGCTCTACAGTATACATTGTCCTGCTCTTTGTTTCTTACATTTAGTTTTCTTTTAGTGTGTTTCTCAACAAGTTTTTTTATTTCAATCAGTTCCATAAGATTCATCTATTGCTTTTTTAATTCCTTCACAGGCTTCATACTCCTCTAATTCAGAGTAGTGTTCAAGAACCTCTAACATTCTTTCTTTTGGGTTTCCGTTTTGTATATCTATAAGAGCAATCAGATAATACTCTTTTGCTTTGCGTTTCATTTTGCATCTATCTCTAGTATATATTGGTCTAATATGTATTCTGTTTCATCGAGTGTTTTTTTATGGAACATCTCCTTGTATGCTTTAAGAGCAAGATTAAACTTTGTCTCTCCTCTTGATAAAACCTCATCTGGAACATTTACTATTCCAACATCTCTATTGTTTTTGTTTAGTGTTATAAACTTAAACTTATCTTTTTTAAACAACCTACAATATATGAAAGCCTGTAAGTCATAATTCTTTTTGTCTACTTCCCACCTTGCAAAGCTATCTGTTGGAGCTATAGTAGTTTTTAAATCATATATACAATCATCTGTTAGTATGTCGGCTTTGCCTCTTATAGCAAACTCATCTACCATTCTTATCATCGGTACTTCTAACTCTGCAACTTTCATTATAGACTGTATCTTCTCATTGTTCGCAAGTTTTCTTATAAGCCATTCTACATAATCTCTTTCTTTTTGCTTATAGACTCTATCAGGACCATGCTCTGCAACAGCTTCCTTATATACTTTTGCGTTTGTTCTGTCAGCTTCTACATAAACTTTATTATAAAACTTGTGAGGTTCTAATAAACACTCATGGGTCAGTCTGCCTATTCTTAAAGCATCTGATTCTTTTTTAGGTTTTTTTAGATATTCTAATAAAGTGTTTGGACTGTCTAAAATGTTTCTAAGAAGGGAACTACTTAAAGCAGTTTTACCCAGAACACCATAGTAGAATTCATCATCCATCATGAATCCTAATATTTCTTCTGTGCTGTATGTTTGGTTATTTAGTAAAGTAATCATCTATGAAGTTGTTTATATATATATAATTTATTCTTACTGCTAAAGTATTATTTGATACCCAATTCATTCTTTGTTTTAAGTTTTTTTATTTCTTTAAGCAAACTATCTATTTTTTTGTCAGCTTTACGAGCTCTCTCTATTGCTCTAAGCTTTTGACTTCTATAGTCATCTACAGTATCTGCAAAACTTTGTCTTTCAAGTCCAAACTTGTTTGTAATAAAGGTAATTTGTATAATGGAATCTTTAACCTTATTTAGATTCTCATTGTCTGGTTTTTTTCTACACCACTCTATTACTTGTTCTTGCAGAAATAATAAATTTGACTGTAGTTTTAAATCTTCTATTGCTTCAAATTTCTTAATCATATTAATTGTTTTTTCCATTAGAATTTACATTTATTACATTTCCATTTTACTCCTAATCTATTAATAAAATATTTAAAATCATACTTCTTTTTTGGATATTGCCAATGTTTTTTGTGATACCAAGCTGTAACCTTGCACTGTTCAAGAGGAATATCTACACTGTCATCCTTAAAGTTGTGTTCTACTTTTATTGCTATGCCATAGCCATCCCAGCTATCAACTATTCTTTCAAGTATTAGTTTTTGTCCTGTAGGTATTCTGTTATATTGTCTTTTAACTTCTCCCAGGATTAAAACTTTATTATCAAACTCTAAAACAAAATCTATATCACTTGGATGCATTTTACCATTTTGCACTCCTGTAAAATCTATTACTTGTTTTACTTGATTTCTATTTCTTATAAGACTCACAGATATTGATTATATACTTTTTCAAGTTTTTTATGTACGTTATTTAAAAAGCATGAACCACAGGTTGTATACTGTACTTTTTCTTTAAAGACTCTATTGTTTATTTCTACCATTCTTTTTTGAACATCAGGTGTAATTGAATTAGCTCCTTTAGTAAAATAGTCATACAGATAATTAAACTCATCCTCTGTAAGACATTCAGGTTTTTGATAGGGAAATACTTCATTTAGTTTTTCTTGTCTTTTATCACAACCACAATCTTTTCCCTCAGGTGTAAACTTCTCAACTACCTTTTTAATACCTGTAGCCTTTGTAATCTTCTCTACAGTATCTCCAAGACCTTTGCTTTGTTTCTCATGGTTTGCTTTCCAAGTCTTGTAAGCTTTTGTTCTTTTGTCAGTCGGTATTTCTTCTTTTGTATTCTTTGTACTCATCTTTAAATATTTCTTTTAGTTCTTCTTTACATTTCTTTAATGTGTGGAAGATGCTTACCCAGCTTATATTTGTTTTGTTTGCAATCTTCCTTATACTCATTGGTGTGTCTCTGTAGATTTTAAATAAGGACCTATCATACCACCTCCAGCTCTCTATGTGTTTATCTATCTTTTGTGTAAAATTATGATAGTTTATTTCTTCATCCATTTCATCAATGTTTGGTATTTGGAGAAACACATCTTCATCATCAATACTAACTTTATGTACTTTGTTTTTAGCATTAACATACTGTAAGAACATACTCCTAAGAACAATCCAGATATACGCTTTATTAACTTTACCATTCTTTAATACTTTTTCTTCATTTGAATATTTATACAAAGCTAAATAACTCTGCTGAACTATATCTTCATGGTAACTTCTTTCCCCAAAAGATTTTACTATAGCTACCCACTCATCATGAAACTGAGCAACCTCAGCTAACCACTTTTTTCCTCCCATTGTACTGTCATGCTAATTATAAAAAAACAACACTGTAAAGTGTATTCTCTTTCATTGTCATAATCAGTATAAGATAATAATGCTCCAGCCATAAGACCAAATATAGGAGCAAAACCTACTAAAGCATTTTTATACATGGCTACCATGTAAAACAAAATACTTAAAATTATAAGTATGCCTCCTATTATTATCATATCTCTATTTGTTTTGGTTGTTTATCTTTTAATATATCTAAGCCTTCATACACAAAACCTACATTGTCTATAGCCATTCTAAACTTTAAGGGTTTGTCATGACTTGTAGGTCTACCATTTAGCTCAATCTCTTTTACTTTTAATACATGGAGCTGAGTGAACATCCACTCCTTAGGGTGTGCAATATACCTATGTATTGAAAGTATATCATCAGACCTTGAGACCCACTTAGAACCTCCTTCTATGTTTGCTCCATTTAGTGGAGTTGCTAATCCTTCATAGTCGTGTCCTCTTGGATGTACTTGTCTAATAGATTGAGTGTTTGCATGAACATTTAAGTATACAGATACCTTTTGCTTTTTAGCAAACATTCTAAACTCTGAAGCTACCTCGTAATCATACTCATGTGTACCCACTGCTTTGACAAGCGTGTGCTCTTTTTTAAGTGAGTTGTAAGGGTCAATCAAAAGACATTGATAATCCCATGCCTCCTTGATTGCTTTAGCTTCATTAAGTAAGTCTTTGTAATTGTAAAGTCTTGAGTTGCTTATAAGTTTAAAGTGAGACTCTGCCCATGTGATTGCTTTGCTTATTTTTATCTCTGAGGCTTGGTCTACTGTTTGACCCATCTTAAATTCTATAATCTTTCTCATGATACTCTCAGGAGTATTTTCAGAAGAAAAAAGTAGAAATCTAAGTTTGTGTTTCATTGCCCAAACTACAAAGAGGTATATTATAAAAGTAGTCTTACCTGTATTTGCATGACCCATACAAAGTACAAAGTTGTTCTGTAAATATCTATAGTGATTGTCTATACCCTCTACTCCTATGGGTAGACCTTTTTTAATTCTACCATACTTGTAGTCTAATATTTTGTTTAGGATTTCGTTGCCTTGAACTATCATAAAAAAAAAGGGGAGATTTCTCCCCCCTATCAATTAAAATGGTAAGTCTGATGTGTCTACAGGTTGTCGAGATGGGTTCTGCTCTTTATTAGAAACCTCTCCAATCATCTCTGCTATCTTCCAACCTTGCAGGTTAGTGTAATACTTTCCTTTGTACTCATTGCTTCTTACGTTAAAAGAAACTGCTACACTGTCTCCATCGTTAAACTTTGACAATTCTTTTACTTTGTCATTTATAAAGTCTAATTGTACTGTTTGTGGGTACTTGTCATTTGTAGTTAATAACATACTTTTTTTAGTCAATGCTTTGATTTGTTCTTCTTGACCAATCTTTTGAATTTTACCTTCTAATTTTAATTCCATAATTACTGTGTTACATGTTGTTCTAATAATGAAGCTGTTTTTCTAAGTTGTTTAATTTCTACCTTGTCAGCTATTACAAGGTCTACTGCCATTTTAAGGGTAGATTGTCTAATGATGTACATTTGCGTTTTGTCCATAATAAAGTTGTTGTTTAAGAAGTTTGTTTTCTGTTTTGAGTTCTAAGAGTTCTCCTTGAAGCTCGATTAATTTTTGATATAAGTTTTCCATATCTCAAATATATGAAAAAATGTTAATAAAAAAAAAGGAGGGTTTTTACACCCTCCAAACAAACAATCAAAACCAAACTAATCAAACAACGATTTTACTCTTATAATGTTCTATAAGTTCTTCTAGTTCAAAGATACTATGTTTTTTTGTTTCTTGACTTTTAACGTAAAGTTTTTCTGATAACTCTACACCTAAAGCTCTTGAGTATTCATAGATTGAACCCTGATTGAACCTATTACAGTATCTACATTGTATAAATACATTTTGCTCATCATACCTGGTAGACATATATTTCCTTGACCTAAAGTGTCCTGCATCCATCTCTTTCCAATGTTGTTTCTTATCACATGAAATACACTTAGCATAACCATTTTTATCAGAATCTCTCTTTCTTATATACTCACTGAATATTCTATCCAGCTTTTTAATTAGTTTACTTCTTGTTAGTTTACGCATTATATATATCCAAAATCTTTAAGGATTTTGTCATAAAAATATTTATTATTTTATAGACTTCCCACTATCCCACCAAAGTTAGATGCTTTTTATTTAAGATGTAAAATATTGTTTACAACTACTAACAATTATCTGCCTTGTCCCTTGTAGAGCTTCTTGTAGGTCTTGGAGTTTTTAAGTAAAGATGCTTTTTTAGAATGTCTACCTTTTCTTTTAACCTTTTTTTTCTCTCTAAAAATGAAATTTGCTTGACCTGCCATTAATCAAATGTAAAATAAATTAAGGTTAAAACTGCTAATATACAATGTGGACAAATCATTTTGTTTTATCTTTTATTTTTTCATAAGTCCTTAGACCACCTAATCCTAACATACCCATTAGTACAGTAAATAAAGGTTCTGTTTCTAATACAGGAAATTCAGTATCTGGATATATAGTTTGAATAATTGGAAAGGCAACAAAGTGATAAGCAAATGCAAGAGAGCATACCCACCCAACAGAAGGCCGCCAACCACTAACAAATAAGTTTCTATGTTGTGCTTCAATTTCATTAATCTTAGCTTGTATTTCAAGTATTGCATTTGGGTCTAGTTCTTTTCCTTTAATAGCTTCTCTTAGTTCCATAGCAAGACCTCCTATAGCTGACTTGCCTTTATTTCTTCCTGTGAGTAAGCTAAGTATTGTTTTAATCATTGAGAGTGCTTCCTACTGTATCAGTTTTAGTAAGTCCATATAACAGGCGAAGATTTCCATAAGTCGCTTGAGTCGACATGGATAAATGAGGAGGCAATCCCAATCCTTTTAAATCCTGCTTCTTGTAAGGCTGTAAGGATAGTCCATCTATCTGCTGAGCTTTTGCAGACAATATCTGCTGCCTCTCCTCTAAGATGGCTTGAGTTTGGACTCGCTGAATATCCTCTTGCACTAAGCGATTGATTATATTCATCTGTTCGGTATCCAGAAGATATCTTGAAGGGTATACCAGCAATCCCTCTTGCAACATCGAGCATCGAAAGGAACTTCCTATCCATATTAGTAGCACCAGAGTTAGGCAAATCTGGAGAGTCAAATTCTTCATATTGAAAGTGTTTAAGACTCATCTTTGCATTCGTTTTTACATCCACACTTTCCGCTTTTGCAGTCATCATGGTCTAACGTAGATTTAAGCAGCAATCTATCTATTGTGTCATCTTGTACTTTGATAAGCATATTCTCAAGCATATCTTTTGATGCAACTAGCATATCAATTTTAGTTTCTAAGTTGCTTATCTTTTTCTTTGCAGCATCTAAGTCATCAGGATTTCTTCCTGTGATACTCGCTATGACCATTGCGATTGATGCGGCAATCATGCCAATGAGTGTATTTACTATCTGTGCGTTTTCTTGAGGAATTTGATATTTAGATAGATATAACAATATTAAAACAACTAAGAAGAATACTAAAAGGCTTCCAGCAAAATGTCTTATATCTTTTGCAGCACCATTGCGTAAAACTTTCATTTTTTAAGTGCTTTATAAATTTGTATTACAGTAAATATTAAAGTAGCAGACATTACAAGCATTTGTAAAAATCCATTTACCTCTGACACACTAAAAGCCAATGCTAAAATATTAGCAGAATACAATCCAAATATTTTCATACCGTCATCCATATCATTTGATTGCTAAGTATAGGTAGGTTTCATTTAAGGTATTAAAATCTGTAGCTTGTATATCAACCTCAAAACCTGTGTCAGTAAAATTTAAACCTGCCGAAGAACTATACTCAATAGCGTTTGTGTCAGCTAACAATCCTTTCATTTGTGAATTCGGTAAAGTTCCACGTCTACTATCAACTATATTCCAACTTCCTGTGCCATCTACATTTTTTACAATAACAAAAGATGGTTTAAAGCCTGTAGTAACTACTGGACCTGTCGTGCTATTGTTTCCTTCATAAGTACTTATCTTTTGATAACCTGCAACGCTGTGGAAACAAAGACCTAAAAAACTTTTTCCTGTGTTAAGACCTACACCTGAATTTAAAGTGTAAACTGAGGATGTTGGTGCTGTATTACCGAAAAAAGCTGAACCTGTAACTGCAGCAGCATTCCCGTTAAGGGTTAAATATGCACTTGCTCCAGTTGTAGCTGTGTAAGTTATCCAACTCCCAACTTCATCAGTTGTTTTGTAAATTACAAGTTCAGGTGTAGAAGATAATCCGTGACCAACTGTAAAAGTACCACTACTTGATGGTGCCGTACCTTTTGAAATACTAAATCCAGCAGCAGTATTTGCACTTACTAAACTTGTAATACTTCCATTACCATTTGAAACTGCCGCACCGCCACCCTTAAACACCCAGCCAACCGAATTTGTAGCACCCCCTGACGTATCATTCGAGTTATCATTTGCACCCAAAAAGAATCCGTTTGCTTCAAAAGAATTAAAAGCATCACTTAAAGGGCTTTCTGTATTAGTTGTATTAGATTGTAATAGTTTATTTACACCCCTAACTGAATCATATAACGAATGATTATACGCTTGATTCCTTGCTTTAGTCCAAACCAATCCTCCGCTAGTTTCTAAGTCCATACCTACATTAGAAATATAATTACTTGCACCATTAGCGTTCCATAATACAGTTTTAAAATTACTTGTATCTGTTTCAGGTTTTTCGTTGTAAAGACTTGTAATATTTGCAGGACTTAAAGTAGAAGCAAATATTCTTACTTGGTCTATTGAGCCATCAAAATATCTTATACTTCCCTGTGAGCCAATATTCCAATCTTCTGCAAAAACTTTATCTAATGTTAAATCAGTTCCAGCGGTATTAGTATGGGTTATTTCTGCTGTTGAATTTCCATCTAAATAAACGTTAAATGTTCCAGCTGGATTGTCTAAAACTACAATTACATTATGCCAATTTCCATCAGCTACATTAGTAGTGCCATATTTAGTGAATGTCGCAAAATTATAACCTGTTAATTCTAAAACACCACCATATACTGCTAGCAGAATAACTTTGCCCGAAACAGGTGATGTATCATCACTGTTAATGATTGTGTATATATTAGACGCTGCATTTGACATATTAAACCAAACGCTAAAGCTAACTGAACCTGTGTAAGAAGAAGAAAGTATTGCTGGGACAGTTATTTTACTACTACTCCCATTAAACACAGCAGCTTGACCATAGCGACCAAAACGATATTCAATATCTGTTTCCGTTCCGTCATTTGTTCCTTTACTATCCTCTGCTGAATTGTCCAATTTGTAATAAGCAAGGTTTGTTGTTCCTGATGGAAAATCTACTATATCAGTTGTAGATGTATGGACACACGCTGTTTCATCAAAAAGCGTATTTATTTCTTGTTGATTTAATTCTTTTGTAAATATTCTTGCTTGGTCTAACGAACCATTTAAAAAAGTGCTTTGTGAAC